ACAACATTTTTATTGTGTTGAAGACGAATACGACGGTCGCCGCTCTTTACATAATTCCAAAGAGCCTTTTGTAATTCTTCTGGGTCGGTCCATTCGCCATGTGCATCAGCGCGGTCCGGGATATACCAAGGGCCTAGAGTGAATCGCTTTTCATCGGCTTTATAAACTGATTCGATTTGTCCATAAGACTTTGCTAAATCGTACTGATTGAAAATCTTCTCGGTCCATGACTTAGCGGCATCTCCACCCCAAGCGGCATAAGCAACTCGACCCGGAGACGGATAACCTTTTTCTCCCGGGCTATAACCTTGTCCTTGAGAGTCAACTGAATGACGAGCAAGGAAAGATTTCATTCGTGCAATTGTTTCTCTTGATACACCTTCGCCATTGGCTAACTGTGATGCGCGGGCGCGACCTACATCTGTGAAGTTATCTCCGGCGTAGCCTTCTTTAATCCAGTTAAGCGCTCTCTTGGCTTCTTCCTGTACGGCTTTTGGAGGCACAAACGATTGAGGTGCCTCTTTAAAAGTTGCTGTCCCACCCTCAGCAACGCGCCCTGCGAGTGACGGCTCGCCAACCTTATTCAGTAAGTTCATAATCTTTGTAAGAATAGATTTACCTAGGCTGTCTTCGACGTCCATTGGTTCTGCGGGTTCTTGAATAATTTCTTTTGGTCGGACGACCATCATGTATCCACCGATATCAAGCATCTGCAAGACGTCGGCGAACTTATAACCATTATCGATACCAGTTTGAATGATTTGTTTTACTGGTCCTAGAGATGGGTTTTCACTTTTCTGCAAAGTTTGCAAATCTGTGGTTACGTTATCGATTATTAGAGGCTGGCTCCAATTACCGCATGTGCAGTAACAATCTAATCCGGCTTTTTGAACCTCAGACAAAATGTTGTGGTGGACATAGAGTTGTGCTTCAGACGGATTATCTGTTTGGTTATGCAATTCATAATGTTGGGCAATCAGCACATCTACATTTTTAGCAAAAGTTGGTCTCTTGATTTTTACTCTGCCCATTGCGCTATCCACATGAACATCGCTGACTGTCGGATTCTCTTTGCGAGTTGCGTCAGGTACGTTTGCGTAGAGCGCTCGCTGATTATCTAAAGCGGCTTTACGGTTTGTGTGGCAAGCAACTGTTTTTCCATTTTCATCAACGACGGCATAGCCTTTGCAGTCGGCGGCGTCGGTTTTAATTGAATATGGCATAGTTGTATTCTTTCACACTTATGGTTGGAGGACGCCTGTTGGCATACGATTTTGGGCTAAAGGTGAATCTGGTTCTAATAGTGAAATTGTGCAACGGCACATGATGTGAGCATCTCTAGGGTCATAGATACCGTTAGGGAAATACTGATTCCATTGAACACTCATGCCATTCATAGGCATGCAGATAGAACAGGTGCGCTCATCTGTTGAGGTGCTCCATCGCTTCATCGATACCGGGCTTGCCCATCCCTGTTCAATGCTTTGTTCGAACCCTAATAAGCGACCGGCGTTCTCTGCTTGAATAATTTCGTTCCGAGCAATCACCTTGCTTCGCTGGTCAATCATTTTTTTGTATTGTCGCTCAACAAGTTCGTTTAACTTCGTTTCGAGTTTACGACCTGAGAGACCTTCCTCCATCAAGCGAGCGCGGTTCATGTCCACAAACTTGCTGAGAGTTATTTCTTGACGCTTAGTCAAATTAATAACAGAACGCAACTCTCGGGCAATGTCGTAAACAGGAACGTTCTCGGTAAATGCTCGACCAACAATTGCTCTTACTTGGTCTTTCATTTGACCGGTCATGTTTGTTACTAATTTTGCTGACTGTTGCAATGCGTATTCAGTTGTGCGTGGGTCGGTGTAATCAAATCGACCTACGAACCCGGTCTTAGGAAATCCATTTCCTATTCCGCCTTTTATTGCTCGTTTAAAAGCCGATACGGTTTGGCTAAGGGTGAATGCGGTTGCTTCCCATGGAAAAGTGTCAACAACCTGTTCGATGTTGCCTGTACTGATAGCCGCTCTAACTGCACTACCGACAGACGCATCACTTAAATCGGATGCGGCGTTGTTAATTATTTGATTAACTTCTTTTTCGTCAGGAGTTAACGGAGGTTGAGAGTTATCTTGAGAATCATCCTTTGCTTTGAATACAAAAGGCATTTATTCCACCATGTTCTCCGCTGGAGGCAATGAAGCCTGTTCACGAAGATAAGCCTCTAAATCCGCGTCAGGAGTAATTACGCCTGCACCAATAAGTTTTTGTACATAGTTGCTGAGTTCGTTCAAATCAACTGAAGAAACTTCACCATAGGTTAGATACGGAGCAAGTTCTGTATTCATTCCGTTTAACTTGAGAAGGCGAGGAATTGCATATTGATTCATAACTTCAGCAATTGACTTAGCGATAGCCTCAACGCTCATCGTCCATAGGTCCATCTTTTGTGAACCAAGGGCAAACGAGCCAACTTGTTCGTGGCCTAGGAGAATGAAGTCTGAAAGAACAGACATTGAAATTCGCTGGTCGTAGCGAGCAATTACCTTGTCTGTATCGAATTGACGTGAGCCGCCGGATGAAAGAAGTTCAAGTGAGAACATTTCTTTTCCGTTTTCGTCATACATCAGTGGGAAGATAACGCCCTCTTGTTCATTTCGTTTAATGTTCTGAACAATTTGAGTAATCTCAGCCAATACAGATTGTTGTGCCGCTGTCGCACCTGAAGATAAATACTCAGGCGGAACTTTTGCAACAGGAAGACCTGCTAGGTCGCGCTCAATACCAATTGCTTCGATTTCTTCAATGCGGCGCTTGTAGTACCAAGGGCGGAAACAGTTACGAAGTAGTGAACGACCTTCCGGGTTGTTCTTGTTTACATTAGTACGGAATAGCAAACCTTTATCAATAGGAATCTCGCGGAATCCGCCACCTGCGGGGTCAATTTGGCGATAACCCTGAATGCCGCCGTCTGCATCCATCATCCAGTTGTTCAAAGACTCCTGTGAACGAATAGCAAACTTGCGCCATCCGACTTTTCCATCGTTGTGCTTTGAATTGTATTTAGGGTCTTTCGAATCACCCTTACGCATCTTGTAAACAATTTCGTGGAAAGAGAAACCATAGACGAGCATAGAAAGAATTGAAGCGAGAGTCTGGTCCCATGAATCGGACATGTCTTCCATGCACTCATCAATGAAGTTTCTAATTTCTTCGGCTTCAGGAGAATCATCAAACGGGTCAATGCGCCATTCGAGGCGAAGGACTACCTTTTCAATTGCATAAAGAATCGAACCAATTACTGGGTCGTTATCTGCCATCTCTCGATAGACAAGAAAACCTCTGCGACCGCGAAGTTGATTTAGAAATTCTTCGTGAACAAAGCCACCCGAGCGGCGTAAGCCGGAGGTGCCTAACTCTGTTAAATCAGGTTTTGCCATTTGAATTCCTAATCTGTTGCCTTGGTCATTTTAGCAATCAAGGATAATGCCTCGTCTGCTGTAAATCCGCCTTTTAGCAGTGATTTATAAACCTCGTTTAATCTAATAGCCGAGTCAACGAGCGGCGTGATTGAGGTTTCCTGAGATACATCCATAATTGAATAAGCATACACTTAGTCAATTCTTAAAACGGTGGAATGTCCTCCGAGTTAGCAAATGGCGTATTCCAAGGGTCGGTTTCTTTTGGTGTTACTGCCCAAGGGTCATCATTTACCGGTGCGGTTGAAGTTACAGCCGATTTATTTTGTAACCTAGTGATTCGGGCTGTTGCTCGACTAAGTGCGGCCCCTACTTCTTTTGCTTCTACTTCAGTGCGTGAGCGCTTCTCTCCGGTCTTATCGTCTTCCCATGATTTCTGGTAAGACTTACCATTAACAATCGCCTTATCGCCTTTAGCAAGTGAATCTGCAATGTGTTCTGCGAGCGCGTCCCATGCAACGCAATTCCAAAATGTTGTGTTTCGGTCTTCCCATACACCTTCGGCGTTTTTATAACGGTCCGCCGTTACTACTGTGAATTTAACAAGGGCCTTGCCTTGCTGTGTGAATTTTAATTCCGGGTCTGCTACTAGATTTCCTATTAACGTTACTTGGGTTGACACTGTTCCCTGCCTCTCGTCAGTTTCGGCTTGATGCCGCCATTTGGTCAAGCATTTGAGATGTCAGTTTTACATATCTGAAAACTTCAATCTTTTGTGCCTGTTGTATTGCCCTTCGTTCTTTTTCATTTGTCCCGCCCCATATACCTTCGACATCTGTTTGAATTGCATATTGAGCGCATTCATACATTATCGGACAGGTATGACAAAGACTTTTAGCAATTGCCATAATCTTCAGGTATTGATTAGAACGTTCAGGAAACCATATCTCAGGGTCAGTTGTTGCACAAGGCTCAAAGCCGGTTGTCTTCGGATATTTAGGCGCTTTACTCAATTGAATAAACCACGCTAGTTGTCATCATCATTAATTACACCTTCGTAATGTTTCTGAATCATGTATGACTTCGCGTGGTCGAGCATTCCGGTCTGACGCCAAACCGGTTGTTCAGGTTCTGAGTGAGAACTAAACCAGAAATTTCCTTCGGTGTCCACCCATTCGGTGACTAAAATCCAAGTCGTGCAAAGAGCACCATTAGGGGCAAGAAGGGTCGATAAGTTTTGAACGGCTTTGTTAACTGCTTCTAGTTTTTCGTCCGCTTCGTTGTCCATCATCTACCCTTCTTGCTTAGGTCTAAGGGTACTTCAGTCCTTTGACTTTTTGTGTTTTTGAGCCTTATCTATGATGTCGCAGACGGTACATTCATTATCAGCATAAAGCCACTCGCCACACTTGCAACGATAAACTTTTGAATCAACCATGATTTGGCTTCAATGTATCTGCTACTGCTCTCATAACACCAATAATAATCGGTTGATTATCGCTATATTCAACTTGAGTTGATAAAAAGTTAATATGCTTGCAAATCGATGTGAGTGCGGCTTCGGCTTCTTCGATATAAGAGATTTGAACAGTAGGTGGTAGGTCTTCAAACTTCGGAAGACCATCTGTACCTGCATATTCATAGATGCAACGAGCAACATCATGTGTTATGAACGGAATAGCCATGAATTTATTTTACAGTCTTTTTCTTTAAAACTGGTTTCTTCTGAGTATGAAAAGTAAAAGGTCCGGCGGTGTACGGGTCGATATCCGCGGCAATTTGAAGTGCCTCTGGAATTTCTGCTTTTGCCTTGAGTGCTCCCAGTGCCAGAGAAGAACCAGAACCGATTCCATAGAACCCTGCGCTATCTAAACAAACAGACAAGTCATCTGCGATTTCAAAAACTTCACCTTCGATAGCAATGAGAAAAGCAAATTTTGTTTCGTCATCTTCTGCATCCCACTTGTATTCGTTCTCTTTGAAAGTTTTCTTTAAAGACGGGATAACAACTGAAATCATAAAATGATAAAGGTCTTTTTTATCAGCGACCGTCGGGATAGGAGGTTCCCAGATATGTTGAACGATATCGCAGGCGGCTACTTCGCCACTTCCTGCGATTAAGTAAGGACCGGTTTCAGTAACCTTGCACATTTTGGGGTGACTATATTTTCTTTCGGCTGTTACGAGGCTGTCAGACCCCATTACGACACCATCCGCAAACTGAATCGCTACGATTGTTGTCATAATGGGAGTCTAACTTAGCCCCGGCTTAATACCAGCGATTGGCCTGCCAAAATTTCCAAGCCCCGCAGGGATTTTGATAGCGAGTTTTAATATAATTGAGTCCCCAGTTTATTTGGGCCACCGGGTCGGATTGAAAGGCGTGAATCTGTGCCTTTGTATTTCCGCTCATGTGTCGCTGAGGGATTCCGTGGTCCTTTGTAGGAGAAGCGGCTTTATAGTTCCAAGCCGACTCTTTACCCCACATACGGTTGAGGCAGGTCCATTGAGTTTTAGTCCAGCCGTAATCATCTAACTTCGAAAGAGCAAGTTTGCGAGCGCTTTCAGGAGTTAGACCTTGCGGTTCAACTTTTTTAACAATGGGTTTTTCAGGAATTGCAGGATGTGGAGTTAAATATCCACCCACTCCGGCTCCGATTATCGCGGATACGATTCCAATAACAATGACGTGTTCATATTTTTTTATGTTCACCGTTCACCTATCGACGCAGTTTCCTAACCTTTACCTAACGTGGTTTTTGTAAAGGTTAAGATGCCTTCGGGTTGAAGGTCTTTCTAATCGCCTATGGCTTAGGCGACTGTTACTTGGACGTAAAAAAGTTTACACCAAAAATTATATGCGATACGGGTCGTGTGAATCAAAACCCTCGAAATCCACAACGTTATTCGAATGAGCAAGCGCTTTCGCGTGTGTAACCGCGTGAGCAAGTGAACGGCATTCAAGCAAAGGTGCATCAAATGCTTTCATTGATTCTGCAATTACCTCAACTGCGTTATGAGCGCCATGAGTCTTGAGAACTGCAACTGTACGGGAGTTTTGTTCATCCCACGCAATCTTTGCAATCTCTGTGTGTGGTTTTAAGAGTCGTTGAATAGTTTCTACGCCACCAAGTAAGTCGAGTGACGGTAGTGCTGTCGCTGAATAAATAGACATAGCCTTACCTCCTTGGAAATAAATAGTAACATGAATCTCAATACCCGTGTTTAGTAAACCGGCGTGTCTAAACTTAGGTTAGTGCGGCCTGAAGCGTACCAAATGTCTCTTGGCCTTGCTTTTTCTTCAGGTGGGGGATGTTATTTACGACAATCCCGATTTTGGTAGTGGGCAAAGTTGCCGCCAATAGGTCTGAGGCCTCTTGGTCTGAATATCCGGCTTCCTCGAGCGCTTCGATAGATGGAAAGACATCCGCGTGACGGTCCTTTTCCTTATCCACCAAATGGTCTTGAGTGCCGCCCATTGAAAAGATAATCACAAAGTTTTCCGGCAATTGATGCTTCTTGACCATAGCGACTTCTTTTGTATAGGCATAGAAAAACACGTCCGGGTTCTCTTTTGCAATCTCTAGCCATAGAAGAAAGTATTGCTCTGAGAAAAAATCTCCTGAATCGTGAATTCGAACTGATTTGCCACCTTGATATCTCTTGGCTTTTAGTTCGTTACTCAATTGAGCCTTCCAGCCTTCGGGGTCATTGATAATTGATTCTAAATTGCGAACGTGAGCCTTCTTCACATTAGAAAAGTTGTAAGTTCCGGACCGGGCATAACACAATTGAGCGCACACTCCAGCGCTAGGGCATACGAGCATGTTCTTGCCGGTCGATAGTTTTGCCGCGAGCGCCGGAAGGGTCCATGTGAATATGCCGTCTGCTCTTAGTTCTCTATTACCATTCGTCAAAAGATATTTAACTGGCATTAAAGTTCAAACGCAATCCATATAAAACCCAAGTTAATAGCAAGCCCATATTTATCAATTGTGAAACCGATTGAAAAGGTTCTCCAATTGCCGCCGACCATTATGTAACTCTTATGTATTCGAACTTGCTTAATCATCATTCCCCCTAAATGCCGGGCATCCGCCTGTTTCAGTAAAATCTCTGTATTTCATTGCTCTGACTGAATCAACGTAATTAAGCCAAAGCATTAATGAGCATCCTGCAACAAATCCGCAAAACACTCCTAGTATCCATAACATCATCTGCGTCTTCCCCTCGGGCTAAAGTCAAACATGTAATCATTTAAAGCGCTGAAATCTAGTTTGTGGCTAAACCATTTAACCCCATCTTTAGTTTTTTGTACACTCAATCCGGAGTTAGTTATGAAATCTTTATAAGGGGCCTTACCGTCGTAATCTTTCATAAACTCAACCATTGCTTCGTAATAAGGCGGGTCTTGTTTAATCCAATAAGCAACGTTCTGAGTATCGTAATTCGCCCATCCTTCATTTTCTGACATCTATCTGAACCTCCATATAGACACCTTCACACCAAAAGCATTCGTAAACTTCTGAAGTGATTCCTTTAACTTGAAATATCGCGTAGCAGTGCGGGCATTTGTAATTGCGCCATCTAGGAATTATCTTGCTTAACCATTTCATTTTTTGCCCCATACGTCATATTCGGTTTTTGTTTCAATGATTTCCCAGCGCTGTTCTTTAGCGTCGTTAAAAGTAATCACGTCAACTACTCGACCATTGTGGTCTTCTTTAATCTTGGCAAGAATAGTGCCTTGAGAATCTTTTAGAAACTTAATTGTGGTTATGCCTTCACCCATGCAATCGCTCCATTCCCTTGAGGTGTCTTGCGACGCAATCCTGAATCTTTAATCCAGCCGTCATTCATCAGGCTATTTCTAATCGATGAAGCCGATTGATGCAACCACCCGGTCAGCGATTCGATTTCGTGGTCACAAAGCCCGCGCTCGCCCGCGCCCGCGATGAGGTCAAACACCCGGGCTCTTTTAGTGCCGGACCGGGGTAGAACGGCCCTAGCCGCATCCCTAGAAGTCCTTGGACTGTTCTTACCTATTCGAATTACATTCGCTTCTACGGGCCTCCTAGCGGCTTTATTTGCGATGCAACAAGGGCAGTGAATTATTTCGGGCTTTGGGGAGAAGTCCAATGTATCTTGCACCATCTTTCCTCCTTCGTGGTATGGAGAGGGGCTCGGAGTTACCCGAGCCCCAACCTATCAAACAAGTAGCGCGAGCGCCTTATCCTTCAGTGAATTGTTTGTACCTTCAATGATGCGCTGTCCTCGACGTTGCGCTTCATCCTTACCGCGGATTACTGAAATCCAATCGGCGTACTCAACAACTGCGTTATATCCGGCCCATGCAGTTCCGCGAATGTTGTCCTGTGTAGGCGCATCCCACAACTTCACAATATCGTCGAACTTGTTGTTCCAGATTTCCAATGTGCGCTTGTTTATTTCATTATCTTCAGGTGCTACCGGGAGAACCTGTCGGACGTAATTAATAAACTCGCTCTTATTCATTTCAGTATCAATCAAGCGATTAGCAAGAACGTTGAATTCATCCTTGTATTTAAGTGTCATGCCAAGAGCGGCCTTTGCTTCTTCGACCTTACCTTGAGCATTTTTTGTGTGGCGCACTTTATAAGTTGAGACCGCCTTATCAAGAGCGAACTTAACTGTGTTAGCGCAGACCGGGCGAACCGGAGTTACTGCCGCTGTTAGTGGTGAAGTGCCATCATGTGAATTCACAATCATCAGATAGAGATTCACAATATCGCGGCCCCCTGCTAGTTGAACCACATCTGGCATTTGCATTGAGAGGAAAGTGCGACGCCCACCATCTAGTGACCCGGCAGTTTCAAATCCGAATCCACCTTCGAATGCGATGTTGTCGCAGAATGAGAAAGCGTCGATGTTTTGGACGGGCTCGTAATAATTACCTACGACGCCGAGAGTTCCGAATCCAAGTTCTTTGTGAACGCGGCCTGTTGCGAACTTATCTTCAATCTGAAGTTGAACGCCATCAGGACCTGTTGCAAAAATTGGATACTTCTCAACGGTCCAATCTAGTTTTGCGATTTCAAGCGCTTCTTGAGCATTCTTTGCATCTTCGCAAACTGTGCCAAGTGCATGCCATGCGGGTTGGCGATAGGAATAAAACGCACCTTCGCCATTTACGATTTCGAGATTATGTGCCATATTTTTTTCTCCTTCGTGGTTGATTTACTTACCTGAACAGTAAACCCAAGTTAGGTTTACTGTCAAGTTCATTTGATTAGCAGGTCTGACTTTGACCTTTTGGCTTACCGTCCCATAAGAAGGCCGCCGCGTAAGAGTTAAGTCTCACGCCATACCCACCGCCGGACCAAGCCTGTTGGATTTTGTAACGCCTAATTGGATAAACGTTGGTGCTATATCCCGGTGCATCCCAGTTCTTGACCTCATAAGTTGAGGAATCTGTTGGGATGACATTCTGGTGAGCCCACCCGGTAATTTCAGTTACCTTAGAACCGACCTTTTGAATCCACACTGAGAATTCGCTGGTCTTTACGACCTTGAAGAACTCGATGTTGGTCTGGTCATAACCCCATGAGGAGTAAAGAATGTCCCCGACCTTTGGAATTACTTTTTCAATAGTTGCTGTTGTCATGCTGTCACCTTCTCTCTGTCAAATACCTCGACCCAGTGAGCGCGAGGTGTAACTACTGAACCTTTGTCAAAATAAACTTCTTTGCAATCTTCGCAACGGTAATGAGTTC